AACCCCCCCGCCTGCTGGGGGGGTTCCCCAATTTAATAATCTATTTCCCGTTAAAAAAAACCAAAAAAAATGCCCAACCAGGGGACATTTTTTTTTAATATAACGTGAACATTATGAATGCCAGGCAGAAACGATTCGTAGAGGAATACCTTATAGATTTGAACGCTACCCAGGCGGCCGTCAGGGCGGGGTATAGCGTGAAGACTGCGTATTCAGCCGGGCAAAGGCAGTTGAAAAAAGTTGAAGTGAAAAACGCCGTTGACGCCGCGCTTGAAAAGAGACGGAAAGCGAACGAGGTCACCGCTGAGAAGGTAATCAAAGAACTTGCCCGCATTGCGTTCGCCGATCCGCGCAAGATTTTCAGTTGGGGGCCGAGTGGCGTTACGTTATTGCCCTCCGAAGACCTTACCGACGACGAGGCGGCGGCTGTTGCCGAAGTGTCGCAGACTATTACTGAGAGCGGCGGAAGCATCAAGGCGAAACTGCACGATAAGGGGAAGGCGCTGGAGCTGCTGGGGCGGCATCTTGGGATGTTTGTGGATAAGAGCAAGGTCGAGGTCGAGGCCAAGATCAACGTGTTCGACGACGAGACGCGGGCGCGGCTGCTGGAGATGGCTCGGGATGAATGACGCCGCTATTGCCGCGAAGATCGTCGATAAGTGGAAGCGGAGCCCCTGGGCGTTCATCCGGGACGCCTGCCTGACGGTGGACGAGGCCGACGCCGGGAATATCAAGCCGTTTCCGGATAAGCCGTATTTGGCTTATGTCTGCGAGGTTTGGCGGAAGCACAAGATGCTGGCTATCCCCAAGTCGCGGCGGATGCTGATGACGTGGCTTATGCTGGCGCTCCATCTTCATATGGCGCTCTTCGTCCCACGGTCGGCGATTTTCATCCAGAGCAAGAAGGCCGACGACTCGGACTATCTCATCGGGGACAACCGGATGCTCTTTATTTATAACAATCTGCCCGGATGGCTACATCGGTACGGGCTGGCGCAGGCGAAACACAAGCAGTATCAGGTGACGTTCAGCAACGGCTCTTACGTCATGGGGATCGCGCAGGGGGCCGCGCAGTTGAGGCAGTACACGGCGACGGCGGTGTTGTGTGACGAGATGGCATTCTGGGAGCAGGCTGCGGCCACGTGGCGGGCCTTGCGCCCTATCCTTCAGGGCGGCGGGCGGGCGACGCTGCTGTCTTCCGCTAACCCGGGATTCTTTCGGGTGATCGTCGATGGAACGCTTAGAGGGCATCACTGAATATGACACGCCGGACGGTTTCCATGTTCTCCGGGTTCATTACACGGCGGACCCGGACAAGCGGGGGCCTGAATGGATAGCGGCGGAAAAGGTCGGCACGAGTGAAGCCGACTGGAAGCAAGAGATGGAGATAGATTTCAACGTGCCCAAGGGTAAGCCGTGGTATCCCGAGTTCCGCTACGACTACCACGTGGCCAAGGGGCCGATCTCGTCCATCGAGGGGCGCCCGGTCCTCCGGGGTTGGGACTACGGATTGACGCCCGCGACGGTGTTCTGCCAGACGACGGCAAAGGGGCAAATCATCGTGTTGTGGCCGGAGCTGCAATCGTGGGAGTCGGGGGTTCTAGCTCACGGTCGCGTTGTGCAGAGCGAATCGGCGACATTCTTTCCGGGCTGCGTGTTCCACGACTACGGAGACCCGGCGGGGAACCAGAGGGCGCAGACCGATGAGAAAACCGTCGTTCAAATGCTGAAGGCTGAATACGGGATCAGTGTGGTAAACGGGCCGGTGGCGTTCGCGCAGCGGGATACGCCGATACGCAAGGCGCTCACGACCACGACGGCGGACGGGCCGCCGATGCTGATTATCGACCCCCGGTGTGTGTGGCTTATCGCCGCCCTCGTCGGCGGGTATCAGCGGAGAGAGGTCGCCGGGGTGGTGACGGACCAGCTCGCCGACAACGAATACACGCATATTGTTGACGCGCTCGGCTACGTCGTATCGATGACGGGACGGGCGCCGGCGGCAAAGAGGTTTAACAATCCACGGGCGGGGAGTATGTGATGGACGAGAACAAATTACTCGGCACGGCGAGGCAGGATATTGACCAGGCTAATAATTATTACCGGGACAGCATCGAGCCGCATCTTAAACGGCGGTATGAGGTCTACCGGTCGGACCCGGAGCGGTACGCGAGGCTGTATCCCAAGCTGTCGCGGGAAATCCCGCTGCATACGTATGATCTGTGGTCAACCGTCGAATGGCTGCTGCCGTCCATCCTGAAGGCGTTCTTCGGGGCGGACAGGATCATATCCGTCTCCGGCGTCGGGGCCGAGGACGCGGATCAGGCGGAGAAAGTCATGAAACTCATTCAATGGCAGTTGACCGTTAAGAATCAGGGGTATCGGGTGTTTAAGAACTGGTTTACGGACGCGCTTGTTACAAATCTGGGCGTTCTGAAATGCTATTGGAAGCGGGAGACGGAGAAGAAGCAGAACCAGGCTGAGATGAACCAGGCGGAACTCGTCGGGTTGCTTCAGAATCCGAACGTTCAGATATTGCAGTCCGAACCGACGTTTTACGGAACGGCGCAAATAATGTGGGAAGAAGAAATTATCGTCACGAACCAGCCGGTGATAGAAGTCGTGCAGCCGTCGGATATACGGTTTACGCCGGACGGGCGGACATTAAAAGAGTGTTCTATGGTCGCCCACCGGAAGATAGTCACTGCGGATGAGCTTATGCGTGAGGCTCGGCGCGGGGTGTATGACATGAGCGTCGTCGAGGAGATCACGGGGGATGAGTCCGCCGGCGGCGAGTATGAGCCGTCGGAACTGGAGAAGGATTTACGGAGCGATACGGAGCAGTACCCGGACAGCGTCCACAGTCAGCGGGCGCGGAAGCGGCTGGAGCTGTACGAGTGCTATATGAAGTACGACATTGACGACGACGGGCTGCTGGAGGACGTAATTGTCACCGTCTGCCGGGAGAGGCTGCTTCGGGCGGTGGAGAACCCTTACGGGCGGATGCCGCTGTTTGAGCTGGTGCCGTTCTGGGACAGCTACAACGTGTGGAGCAAGCTGGGGCTGACGGAGATTGTCGAGGGTTGGCAGGACGCTCACACGGCTTTGCTCAAGCAGATGATAAAGGGGCTGGGGCTGAGCAACAACCCGAGGGCGGTCGTTGATGTGAGCAATGTGGAGCTGAGCGACCTTGAGAATGACAACCAGTACATCAGGGTTTCAGGGGGGAACGCAAGGGACGCGTTTCATCCGATACCGGCGTCGGGGCTGAATCCGCAGAATTTCCAGATGTTCGAGTACCTTCGGGGCATGATGGAGCAGTGGACGCCGATGACGCGGTACAACCAGGGGACGGACGCGTCGTCCATGAACAAGACGGCGACGGGTATCAGCATGATTATGTCGGCGTCGCAGCAGAGGCAAGAGGAGATAATCCGGAACTTCGCGGAGACGGGCATATCGGATTTGTTCAGGTTCCTTATCAGATTAAATCAGACGTACCTCGACCAGCCGACGGTCGTGCGGTTACAGAACGACGTCATACAGTTCGCGCCGGACGATGTGGAGGGGGACTTCGACCTGTCGGTGGACGCTTCCTCCGGGGTTGGGGCGCGGGATTCCAAGGTGCAGGTGCTGACGCAGTATCTCCAGCAGATGCTGCCGGCGGCGTTGCAGGTACAGGCGGCGGGAGTGGAGCAGTTTGTCTTCGCGGGGCGGAAGTTGCTCAAGCTGATGGGGATAGAGGACGCGGAGAAGTATCTTCTGACGCCGATGGAGATGATGATGCAGGCTCAACAAATACAGCAAATACAGCAGGGAGGAGGGATGATGCCGCATGGAGCAGGAACGCCGCCGGGAATGCCTCCGGCAACAGGCGTTACGGGGGCACCAGGCGCAGACGGTGTTGGAGTACCTGGAGGATTTCCGGGATAAGCGCGAGAAGCAGATATTGGGGAGGCTGGCGAGCGTCAAGACGCCGGACGAAGCCTTCCTTGAGGCGGCGAAGCATCAGGCGCTGGTGAGCCTGGTCAACGACGCCAAGGGGGCGGTAGGTATCGGCCAACAGGCCGGGAGGGAACTTATGAGGGAGGAATAGGGAGATGCCTGAGGAAGAATCGACACAGACGCAGGAACAGACGCCGCCGGAGGTGATGCCGGAAGAACCGAAGGAACCTACTATCACGCTTGGCGAGGATGGGGCGCTTGATATACCGGATGATTTCTTTGGCGAGTTTGGCGAGTTTGGCGAGTTCGGGGAGTTCGGGGACGAGTCGAAAGCGGCTCCGGAGCCGGAGACGCCGAAGGAACCCGAACCGACTGAGACTTTTTACACGCCGCAGGAATTCGCGGAGGCGTTTGCGGCGGGGAATGTGGATCTGGCGGAGCCGAAGGCCGAGCTTGCCGCGAATTACAAGGCTGTGGC